TCAGCTTATTCCGTTTTGTCGTAATGTTGTTCCGGCCAGTATGTGGATGGAAAGTTTGCAACCAATATTGCCGCTGCCATCCCCCTCCTCCCGTGTTTCCAGATCCGACACATCTACTGCATACTGTGGTTTTCCTGTCAGCACAACCTTCAGCGCTATTTTTATTTCACTGGCTGTGGCTGTAACCGAGTCCATCAGATACTGCGCCGGTATGCATTTCTTTTGCTCATCAAGATAAAGATAACCAGGGGTAATTATGGGAGCAATCGCTATACCATATCCGCCAATTACGCCCGTATTCAACGGATTGCTGACGCCAATAGAAAGTGAATATACGCGGGTTCCGTCTGGCAGACTCCGGAAATTATTCAGTGTGGTTGTATAATTGTGCCCCCCCATCTTGGGGATCAGTGGGTGGGCGCCATTCACAAACAGACCATCGCCCAGTCGCACCAGTATGTTTTTTTTATCGGCCGATATATTGGCTTTTTCGCCCTGAGACTTGATTTCTTCTGCATATTTTTTTGCTTTCTCTGCATGCTCCCCGGCTGTATCTTTTGATGCCCCAGCCTGTCGTGCATATTCGGCAGCGTTATTTTCATGGCCCAGCGCAACATTTGCCGCATTTTCTGCACTGGTCGCAGCCGAAGACGCTGCTTCCTTATACTGACTGGCGCGTCCGGCTGCATCAACCGATTCATCCCGCGCCACCCCTGATGTCTGTGCACTGTTTTCTGCCTCATTCGCAAAACGCTCTGCGTCATCACGGGCCGTTTTAGTTGCTGTCACATCCTGCGCAGTCTGTTGTGCGTTTCCGGCGGCATTATCAGCGTGACTTTTTGCGTTCTGCTCGCTTTTTGCAGCCGCTTCGGCGCTGGCTTTTGCCTCGCCGGTCAGCGTTGCGGCATCAGCAAGTTTATCGACCGCTTTCTGGACTATCGCGTCAGCATCCTTGACAGCCTGCTCTGCGCGGGCCGCATCCTGTGTGGCAGATGATGCCAGTTGTGCCACCTGCTTTTTATCTTCGGCAACGGATTCTGCATTCTGCTGTACGTTATCCGCCAGCGTCTCGCAGTCGCTCTTAATTTGTTGCGCATCAGCGACATGTTGCCCGGCCTGTCGCTCGCTTTCCGCTGCCGCTTCCGCGCTCTGCTGCGCCTGCGCCACCATTTCCTCAAAGCGTTTCACTACATCCGGCTTTAAATCGCCTTCATCAAGGGCAGTCAGAAAGTCGTTCAGCGTGCCGGGCTTTGAGTCGTCGTATACAGCAATATCGCCAACACAGTACTCGTCGCGCCAGTCCTGTTTCAGATATACGCAGTATTTTCCGGTCTGCGCCTTAAAACAGTACTCGCCACAGTTTCCTGTCACCACGTCGGCAACTGTGCGCATCACCACTTCTGAGGTGTTTACCCGGGATTTCAGAATTATGTGGCATCCGGACATAGGGATGCCTGCGCCATCTATCAGCGCACCTGATATCACTACAGACATAGTTTTTCTCGCGATAAATTAAATCAGGAAGAGGCTTCCGGAGAGACGGGCCATTCAATGGCGTTATATGAGCTTTTATCAGCGATGGTGCTGAAATCCATCGCCTGCAGCGATTTCGCGTAAAGGCAGTACGCTTTCAGCTTATCCCTGTCTTCGTCGCTGATTAATCCCAGCAGCAGGTCTTTTTCCCATTCGCTGGTCATGATACTGACCTGTTTTAACAAGGCATCACGCTCATCTTCCGCTTTAAGTTTGTAGTCGAAAACAAATTCATCATTGCGGTAAAACCAGTAACCAGGCACGGTAATACGGCGGTTAGCGGTAATATCCTGAACCTCAATAACACTGGCGTTACGGGGTTCAATGCCTGTCACGTCCTTACCGACCCACACCACGCGCCCGTCCCCGGTGTAAACCATTTTTATTGTGTCGCTGGCAAAGTTCTTCTGTTCTTCATACCAGTTTTTGTCGTCTTCCGAAAAAAGCCAGGTGACACCATATTGTTTTGTCATCTGATATTGTTCTGCGGTTTTCGGATTGCCCGCAGTAATATTTTTTAAATGCAACATTGTTAAACACTCGCCACGTTATACCAGGTGCCGTTAATCAGTTTCTGAAGCGGTCGGTAATACACGCCGCCGATGTTATCTGCCGAATTACTTCCGGTTTCCTGCACATTAATACCGGATAACCCGTGGCCTGAAGGTGAGCGAAATATCCAGGATACCTGGTTACCTCCCGGGGTGTAATACATTTCGGAACCATAACGCACATCCTGCACGCCGCCATTTCGCTGCTGATAACGGGCATCGAAATTTCCATAGTTTGATGGGGTCATCTGTCCGTTTACAGCGAATGTGATACTGCCATCGGTATTTCTCTGGCTGTAAAAATGCCAGCCGGAATCATCACCAAGCTCTGCAACTACAGGTCGGGATGAATTACCCCATAAATTAAACGTTGCGTTTTTCGTGGAGTTGTTGGCGCTGGATAACGTGAATTTTTTAACATTTCCGGCCTGAATATTTTTTAACGCTATTGCCACACCATTCTGGAAACGAAATACATGCTGTCCATTCGCATAAACATCCAGAATGCCGTCGCCGTTTTGTTTTATACCTGTATCGTTATCCCCGAAAGCAATTGAGTTTCCGCCCAGCGCGTTCTGAACGCCGATACCCAGCGCACCATTGACCTGCGAACCACCGCCAACAGACACTTTATGCGACATGGATATTTCACCCGTCCGCAGATTAATAGTGAACGGACGAAGTGGACCAATATCGCCATTCTCGCCCTGACCTTCACTGGTAGGGATAAGGTGCAGGCACTCTTCCGAACGACGAAAAATCAGACCAAAGGCTTCGTTGAAAATCCTCAGCGCATTAACACCACGAATTTTCAGTTCCCCGGTCATGGTGTCGCCATCACGCTGAACGGCATTTTTTGCCTTGCCCACCGTGGGTTTTAACCCGAGATTTTCAACAGCCTCATCTTTGTCTTCCACATCCGAAAGATTATTTTTAATCAGCAATGCCTCTTCGTTAATTGCACCGCCCACCAGTAATAATATGGCTTTATATAGCTGATCGTGTTCTTCTTTATTCAGTTCTATCCCGGCCTTCTCAATGACACCACAGATTTCCTCCTGAATGGCATCCCACATGGCACTGTTCAGCCAGGTGGCAAGACGTCCTGTGCGAAGATTTCCATCAGTAAATCCGTTCTTGCCCGGGCCAAACTTATCTTTTACCGCTGTCAGCGTATCAATCCTGTGCATCTTCATCCTCATCTGGATAGGAAAATAAAACAACGGAATGCGACGGACATAATTTATTAATCACGCACTCCGCAACCGTATCCCCCCACGTCCGGATCGGTGTGTTGCAGGCATCCGTACATGTCTGCCACTGAGCACCGGCATCCACCGGCAACGTCACACGCCAGAAATAACGCCAGCGATCACCCCATTCCGGATCGGGGCTTGCGTCCAGATTCTGGAACTGTTCGATCGTCACGCCGGTATATCCCAGCGCCTCAAGCTGATCCAGGAAGAACTGCTCATTTATGCCACCAGCCACATTGGCTTTTGCTTCAAGACGTTGCTGACGCTGGCGTAATGTCTGGGTTCCAACAGGGGAACAGGAATCAGGTAAACCATACAATTCTTCATAACGTTCAATCAGCTCTGTGGACTGACCGGGATCGATTTCAATCACCAGTTCATCAGCCCGCTGGTGAACACGCACAAGCGATGGTGCCAGACCGTCAAGTACACCGTCGGTATCTGACCATGCAGGTCCCGGCGGCATCAGGCCATACAACAATTTTGTATAATCATCCTGTAACGTATCCATTATTTACTCCTTACCGGGTCATAAGCCTGCCATGTGATCTCCCCGAGTACCGGAAGCTCTGTTTCCCCCAGGTCAATATCCGATGAAGGGTCGATGAGTCGATGGGCCACCTCGCCTGCAGATAAACTGATAGCCTCGCTGATCCTGGACAGATACATGCGCCCTTCCGGCACACCATCCCGGAACATCAGCGCATTCAGTTCTGATTTTATTGCCGCCCTGATCTGCGGTGTGTCTTTCGATAACGCAATCGTCATCGGGATGACTTTTTCTGTGGCACCGAATACATACAATCCGCTTCCGGCAACAGGTGCCAGAGGAAGGATGTGGTCCCTGACTGCGTTAATCACGCTTTCATCCGGGGCTGGGTGTTCCGGATCGTTTGTCGCCACCATCACGCCAACCGTTCCAATGCCTTTCCAGTGTCTGAAAGTCCATGCACGGTTAATACCCTGAACTTCTTTCGCCCAGATAACATAATCAGGGTCTGCGCCCCCCTGTGGAATGTAGTAATAACGTTCCATAACGCGGGCACGCCATATTTCCAGATTTTCAATATCTTCACCGTCTGTAATGGTGTCCGCGAACCCTGTGGACGGCAGACCACTGACGGGTGTTCCCAGTTGCATGGCAATACCATCATCCGTATTCCCCGCCGCCCCCGGTTCATCTGCCACAACAGGCACCCGGAGAAGACCATCGGCTGCGGTCACCGTCGCCGTCGTGGTGAAGGTCACCTGATCATCACGCTGGATCTGCGTTCCCGCTGGCAATACCGGCGTCCCCTCTACGCCATCCCAGCGCACAAATCCCCGGGCTGCCACCGCATCTTTTCGCGGGCAGCGTTTGATTCTGGCGTGCCGGTACAACCAGTCTTCATCACACATGTCCGGCAACAGATTTCTGGCAAGATAATCGATATACCCGTACAACGTGTGTACGGCTGCAGCCTGTACACGGGCATACACTTCCGCATCCATACGACGAAGCAGCGTATCCTGCTCAAAGCGGGTTAATAAATCGCTCCGGATCATAGAAATAAGTTGCGGGAGGCCGGGGCGATAAAACTGACTGTCAGCCATTCAGTTCACTCCAGATATCATCAAAAATAATGTTGTGAATATTGCCGTCACGCTGGTAAATGGTAATGGCAAGTGTCAGCGAGTCTGTCCCGGTCCGGACAGCGTTAATATCAAGACGGGAAGCAACACCATCCTCCACCATCCACGCCAGCGCCTCACGGGCATAATCTCTGGCAAGCTGCGGGGTTTTATTTGTCAGCTTGCTGCGTCGCAACAGATACAGACGCGACCCCGTGCGATCATTCTGAACCGCAGGCCAGGTATCCCCCCACCATCCAAATATCTGCGGTGCATCATCATCCCGCCCGGCACGTCGCCAGGTAAAAAGCGAAATAATCACAGCACGCGTCAGAAGGTCGAGCGAAGCCCCGGTCGACACGGATCGCCCGTTAACATTAATCATCATGATTTTCAGCCCATCGGTTGATCTGGCGTGTCAGTGATCCCACCACCATCACCATTTTCGGTGTGTTTGTGGGCATTGTAGGTCTGCCGCATTTGCTGCATGCTGAGTCCGCCACTGTCGCAATTGTCAGTAATATCAGCGGTGGATTCGACAGGCATTTCAAAGCGCGCTTTAGGCGCGTTTTGAAAAATAATGGGCTTCCCGCCCCCGTTCACCACAATACCGGAACGAGTCAGGACAACGGATTGCCCCTGATCGTCATAAAGCGCCACTTCCCCACGTTTCAGTCCTTTCAACCGGTAACGTCTGTCAGACACGACCACAACCACACCATGCGAACGATCGCCCGCCGGGAATAAAGCAACGCCCTCAGCACCGTTCTGTGCGGCAGATGTAAAACCATAAGGTTCAAGGTGTTCAACGTGTTGTTTCTGATCTCCGGCTATCATTTTCAACCCTACAGACTGACACTTTCTGGCGGAATCCACCGCCGTGATGACAGCCCGGGAAATCAGATTGCGAAGAGAAAACCCGTTCATCAGAAATCCTCCTCAACATTTTTTTTCTTCCTGGCGGTAACAGGCTCGGGGAGATAAGCATCTGCCGGGCCAACCCGTAATTCAGTCGTCATGCCCCGGTCGTCCTGGTTATAGGTGACTTCTGCGATCACCAGTTCATCATTATCAAAATTATTCAGCGGGTCGAAAACGATGACAGATAACCCCGGACGCCATAACGCGCCACTGCCCTGCCGCCAGCCCTGAACTGTATATGTTGTCTCACGGGTAAGTGCAGCCCGTTGGCGCGCTTCAAATTCACAACGGGCCTTACAGGTTGCTGTCGTTGCTGTGCCTGACTGCTGAATCAACAAAGGGCGATAACGGGTCACACCACTGTCCTGAATAGTCTGTCGTATTGCGGCAATGGTAGCCTCACCAAAATCATCGTCGTTGCCCGGTCGCTGCCCACTGACCTGATATTCAGAAAACCGCTCTCTGATGCTTCTTTCCGTGTCACAGGAAAGAATATTCTCTCCCAGAACCAGCGCCGTCGCCGCTTTACCTGTTCCGGGTTTTCCCAGAACCAGTCGCCCGCATTCATCGTCATAAGCCAGCGTCTGAACCTGCCCCAGTAACCGGTTAAGACAATCGGCAACGGTTTCGCCATGTTCCGGCTGGGCATCAATCACCGCTGTCTGCGGCACGCCAGCATCAACAACGGTGATGCCAAATGGCGCAGCCAGTTCACTGACTATTCTGAGCAGGTTTTTTCCGCTCTGCTGGAGTGGCAAAGCAGAGCAGTCAACCAGATCGGCTGTTTTGCTTCGCCCGACAATTCCCATGCTGACGCTGCTGGCGTCATAACGAAGCGGTAGTGCCTCCACATATCCGGTGAGCACAGGCTCATCCCCGATAAGCACTTCAACCAGCTCACCATTTTTTATCCGGGGCTGATAATCCCGGCTGCCGGGCCAGCGGGTGGTAATGGCAACATTAAAATCCCGGGCAATACGGTTAATGCCCGCACTGATACGGACGGATGTCCAGCCGCCCCATTCGCGACCGGAAACCCGAAGTAAAACGGTATTATTCATCTGACGGGTACCCTTAATGCCCTGACCGGAACAAAGCCAGGATGAGAGATGGCATTTCGCTCAAGGATATCAGTCTCACGGGACGCATCGTCGTACCATGACGCAGCCAGAACAAGCGCAGGAAGAACCTCCGCTGGCGTTCGCTCTGCGGTTTCCTCCGTCTGAACCAGACGGGCCTGAATATCCCGGTTCAGTTCTGTACGTAATGACGTCAGCTGAAAAAACAGACTGTCATCCGCCGTACGCCTGAGCTCCTGTTCAATTGCCGCGTTCAGCGATTCGCGTATGATGGTGAGATTTTCCCGCGTGGGTGGTTGCGCTGTCTCATCCTGCTCTGTGCTGGCTGCCACGCTGTCAAGCGCCGGATGAGAAACATGAATGATATCGGACTGACGTTCAGTGGAACCACCAACAGCCACAACCGCCTGCTGATTTTTCACCAGACTTCCGGGTTGCGGCAGTGAAGTGACCGCCCTTGCAGCCTCGCTGATTGCCGTCGTCCGGATGACTGCAGCCACCAGATTTGTCTGCTGTTTTTGCCTGACAACCGATGCGGAATCTGTGGGCCACACCGCACGCGGTGCCAGTCCTGGATCCAGCGTAATACCGGACATTGTCGTTATGGACTGCACCAGATCCTGTGTGTTATCCACCAGTCTGGTTCCGGCCCGCCAGGTATCCTGCAACGTATGCACAAAATCACTGGCAACCGATGGCGGCATCAGTATGACGGATAAATCGCCCTGCATCAGCCTCATTCCGGCAGAAACAGCAGAATTAACCATTTTGAAAGCTGTCTGAACGGTTCCCAGCATATCGGTTGCCCGGGCAATAACATCGTTCTGAATAAAGTCCGATATTCCCGCGAGATCAAAATCGCCGAACATGTCTTCAATCAGCTCATCCAGGAATCCGGACGACTCCTCCAGTTTTCTGGCGGTTGCGGCTCCGGCGACCGGAAATGACAGTTCCCCGCTCTCAACAAACTGAAATGAAACCCGGCACATACGGCCTTCAGTGCTGGAGTGAGAAACGGTCACCTGTCCGTCAATACAGCCCTGCATTTCACCGAACTGCGGATGGATCAGTGTCCCCGGCCCGGCGGTTTCAATCGCGGTAATCAGCCTGTCGCGCTGCTCTGCGTAATCATCACCAACGAGATACGCATTAATCGTCAGCCGTCGCGTGGCGCGCCCGAGATCTTCCGTGTACGGTTTGTCACGGTTTGGGTATTCATGGACCTGAACGCGGCGTCCGAACGAACCCTCGTCGCTTTCCACCGAAAACGGAACGCCACGAAATGAAGCGTCGTAAAGATTATCGCGCCAATTGATACCTGAAGATGCAGAAAGGAGTGAAGAAAGAGAAGGTAAAGAAGGTAAGTCCATACTGTCTCGGTAATGACTCCAACTTACTGATAGTGTTTTATGTTCAGATAATGCCCGATGACTTTGTCATGCAGCTCCACCGATTTTGAGAACGACAGTGACTTCCGTCCCAGCCTTGCCAGATGTTGTCTCAGATTCAGGTTATGTCGCTCAATGCGCTGAGTGTAACGCTTGCTGATTACGTGCAGCTTTCCCTTCAGGCGGGATTCATACAGCGGCCAGCCATCCGTCATCCATACCACGACCTCAAAGGCCGACAG